ATTCTCTTTGGTATGACATTAAGAACGTTGTTAAAACGTTCCGTCGTATTGATGAGGAAACCAATCCGTCCTCGAGTCCTGACTTTGCAGCAGATCGGCTCTCCGTCAAGGATGAGGGAGTGTACGGTCTGGGAAGCTGGAAAGGCGAAAACGCCTATCTATGCGCAGGCATCAATGCCAGCAACACGATTGGCCCCCTGCATAACACCGTATCGGGTTTTAGAGCCCGTCGAGTGGCAGCAGGGCGGTTGACTCGTGTCGGCTGTTGGCAATCTCTTGCCATAGCCGAGCGCTGGTCGAGAACACGCGCGATCCTTAACGCGTTTGGTCTCACAACTGATGTTCTGGCTGATGCTTTCTGGGAACTGGTACCATTTTCCTTTGTGGTCGACTGGTTCGTCGACCCACTGGGACTCTGGCACCTTCCCGGTTCCATCAGCAGGCTCCATCGAGCCGACGTAAAAGACCTGTGTTATTCTCACAAGTACACCGTTACATACGATGTACAGTGGAATCCACACTATGGTCTCTACTACGGCGGTCCATGGGCCTATACCAATTGGACGACGAGAGACGCCGGCGGACTTTCCGAGACTGCAAAAGGTCTCTGGAAGAAGTACGAACGGCATCTACTCTCTACGTCATCTCTTTGGTCGCTAGCTTCCTCGAAACTTATTTCGAGTGGCCTTTCCGTATCACACGGACTCTCTGGTGCTGCTTTAGGCATTCAGAGAATCCTCCGACGGTAGAAATACCATGTAGGAGGAAGAACCAATCCAACCTAATAGAAGGAGGCCTTTTATGGCATCTTCTACTCTCACCCCTTACCGTGACAATACCAACCAGGTTACTTTCAACCTGGTTTCACAAGGTATTGACGGTGCAACGTACAAAGTTTCAGGTCGGGACCTCGCCCTGCCGTATTCTGTGGAGATTCAGCGTAAGCTGACCACAGGGTCGAGCAGTGCGAACGATCGCGTGAAACTCATTGTACGGCGTGTCGAGCGCAATGTCGACACGGGTAAGCTCGCAACGTTGATGGTGTCTTCGGAAATATCTATCCCGAAGGACACGTCAACCCTGGACGGAACAGCACAGATCGAAATCTGCGCTATTCTCGCCTCGCTTCTTAACGATGCTACGGCGAATGCGGCAACAACCGCAAATCGCACGGCACTCGTTGAAGGCCGCGATTTGTAGTCGTGGTCTTTCCACGTTCTACAATATGCGCGGAATCTTAATAAATTCCGCGCATGCTGCGTGGGATTAGAAGTTAAAACCCTTAACAAGGCCAGGAGGACATATGGATAACTCCATAGGTAATCTCTTCTCTTCCTTCTATGCAACTCTTCCACAAGAGGTTGGAACCTCTTTATGTAAGGAGCTACATTATGACTTCAGCGACTCGTGTTCTACGATTGCTGCGATTGGGAATGACACTAATAAAATCCGTTCGGTGGTTGTTGAACTCTTTAAGGACTTCAAAGCCCTCGAGAGAGCAATCATCGGCGGATCAAAGTGTGAATTCCCCCACCAAACCGGTGGACGACCAAGGTACTTCTCAAAATTCTACGACCAGTTCTTAAACTGGGAGGGGAATCTGAGACCCTTGGTTCGTTACGACTCAGCATACTTCGGGAATAATCTCCCCTACCTCTTCTTTTTGTTGAGGCAGGCGACTCTCGCCTTTTCCAAGGCAGAGGACATCGGCTGCGAGGCTTCCGAGTCTGAACAACTCGAAGGCTTTCGCGACCGTATGACTAGGAATTCGGAGATATCTCTGATAAGTAATTACCAGAAGACTTCGAATATCCTGATTATTGCCCGCGCCCTTCTATGGGCGGTGTTCCATGATGATCAGAACCGGATTGATCCTGCTATTACGCAGTTTCAAAACGATCCCTTTGGTCACCATGGACCAGGAGCTGTAGCAGATGGTAGCAAAGGCGCTGGTAAATGGGACTACTTGCCGGAACACTATACTAGTGAGTTGTTCAAATTCCACGAACAACTTCCGACAAGGACGGC